TAGTCATAATTAAGTATCAAGAACAGTTGCCTGTCTGTCTCCAATTCGTTGAGTATTTTCTGTTTTAAGCGTATTCATAATAGCTTGGTATTGTGCTTGCCACATAGGAATACGTTCGTCATTTTTTAGGAAAGGCATAGCTTGCAAGAGTGATCCATAAAGCATTGCTTGTGGTGCATATATAGTGAACCAATTAGTTTGGTTATTAGAATCTAGTGGCTGTACACGTTCGTAGTACAAGACTTCAAAGTTATAGGTTGATGCAGGCGTAGGAGCAACTAACCAATTATCATAGTTGTAGTCGCAATAAAATTTAGGTATGCCTGTTTGTGTATCGTCAGGCCAATACTCTCTTAAGTATTCGTATTTGCGTAATAGAACAGGCTGACGCTCACCTGCTACTGTAACGTTCATAGATACGGTTTTATGCCAACGAGCAGGCTTTTGTAGGGTGTTTTGACCTACTGTGAATGTTGAGTTAGCTACATTAAGATTGCCTAAAAACTTAATTTCAGACGCAATAACTTGCTCGGCTAACATAATGAAAAGAGGTATCTTATCTAGTGTGGCTTGGTCTGTACGCTCTAGGTATGATTGAATATTTTCAACCAAGCTGTCATAGGTCATTGCTACAGCGACTGTCATTATAATCCCTTTAGAAATAAAGCTCGTTCGTCTTGACGACGTCTTACAAGCCCTTTAAAAACTTTACCACCCGCTCTCGTGTATTTAAGAAATTCGTTAGCGGCGCCTTGTATATCTCCGCGCAAAACCTTTTGACGGAGTGTTGACGACTGTAGTCTCCCAAGACCACAATTAAAAGCAAAGCTACACAAACTATCGAATTGACCTTGTGTAAGAGGAACAGGACAAAGTCTTGTGACACCCTTTTCAAACCTCGCTAAATCTTGTCGTAATATTTGGTCTACTTCTTCGATTGTAAACGATCTATTCCATTCTGTGGGAAGAGTTTTACCGTTTCCGATAAGATGTCCTACACCTACTGTCCATAGCCCTATAGGGTCTTGATATGGTCTTAGTCTCACACCCTCATGGTGCTTGATCATCTTTAGAGCTTCTTTGGAAACTCTCATCTGCCACTAAACTTTTCCCATTGACGAGAGCCAAAATAGAAGCCAATTATGCTAGAAACAATAGCCATCTCTTGATCTGAAAATATTTCAGGCATAGCTACAGAAAAATCAACCCCTGTCCATATAGCCCAAATAAGACCTGCTACGTCTGTAAATACAAGAAGACCTACAAAAGTAAATGCTACATATGGACGTACTCTAGCGTTTAAATCTACAGTTTTTTGAGAAGCTTTTTCCATAATTTTTTTGTCATGGTCATATAGTGCTGATCTTTCTTGTGCATAAGTTTCAGCTTCTACTTGATGAAGTTTAATTTCTTCAATCTTTTCTTGAGCTTGAAAACCTTTTTCAGCCATTAAAAGCTGTTGATCCATAGCAAGCTTAGCCATGGTTTGTTCATGTTTTTGGTCAGATTTGTTTTGAAAGAATGAAAGTATATTTGGTAAACCTGATGAAAAAATACCTAATAAACCTGAGAATATAGATAACATTATTTTCCTTTCGTAGTAATTGAGTCTCCACCTTTTGTCACAGTAACCTTATCACCCTCTACCGTAACTGACATAGGCACGTCCTCTTTATCTAATCTTGCAACTAATTCTTTAATGACTTCTATTTCAGGTCTTTCTTCTTTGTCTTTAGTTCCTGTAATACCTGTAAGAATACCAATGAGTGCCATGGCGGCAGTTGAAACAAGACCTATAACAGGCGTTAAAGCTTCGGCAGATAAAAACATAGCGGCAAATACACCTACGCAAACTAGGAATACAATCATAGGCATACCAAACTTACCTATAAATCTACTTGCTGATTCTCGGGCTGTTTCGTTCATAATTAGTCCTTATTTTAAAACTATGCTAAGTAATAGAATAATAATGGCACCCGCAGATGCCATTAAAATGCTTTCTAATTTTTTTAGCCTTGCGTTAATTGCTTCATATCTTAAAGCACAAACTTCTTCATGCGTGCTTAATCGATGATCAACTTGTTCAACCTTATCCATGCCATCAAGTCCCCTAAAAGTTTTAGGCGGGCTTTGCTTCCTCGCCGTCTTTGTTTTCCTCAGGTTTTGGTAACTGAGGTTGCGCTTGTTGATGAATTTTTACAATCAGATTCCATGCACCTGTCTTGCTCGGTAATTCACCTAACCCTGCTAATACTTGATTTGTTTCGTCAATTGTTAATTCTAATTTAATATCTGCCACTTTTTCTCTCCTTAGTTTTGTAAAATTTTATACCAAATTGGCAATGTATATCTTTCACCTTTTAATATTGGGTCAACACCATGAATATATTTGTTTCCGTCAAATATTACAGTTCTTCCTGTTTTTGGTTTAACTTTTGTTCCGTCATGCATGATAGTGCATCCGCCATCAAAATTTTCATTTAAGTATGTTATTGATGTTAATGTTGTTTTTTCAGAAGCCTTATCAAGATGGTAAGGTTGCCAACTATTGCAAGGCCATCTAACTATTTCGCACCAATCTATAACATTTAAATCAAAATATTTTTCCACTGTATTTTCAATTGTTGTAGCAATTTTTAATGCATTATTTTTATCGTTTAAAATATTATTTATGTTAAGCGGATAAATTACAGGGTTACCATGTGTATGTGCATACTGTTTATTTTTTTGATAAATTTCTACTAAATTATTACACTCGTTACTATTTAAAACATCATCTAAAATAATAATCATTTATATAAACCATGTGATAATTGAATATCTTGTACCTTGTGTCACAGGCATGACTTCGTGGGGATACATAAAATTAGATGGAAACAGTAATGCATCTCCCTTACCCAATTTATATTTTAATTCTCTGTCAAAAAATGCAAACTCCCCACCTTCAAAATCATCATTTAGTATAAATGAACAAGATACAGCACGAGGTCTAGCTTTAAAAGAATCTGTGTGCTCTTTGTAAAAACATTCCTCAGGATATTTTAGCAGTTCATATCCACTATCTTCTTCAATCCGACAATGTGGAAACTTAGTATTATATTCTTGTATACACTTAGAAGCGCCATCAAATATTGCATTATCTAATTTATGCCGTACTTCACTATTTTTTTGTATAACGTGTGGATAAGATATAACTATAGTTTCGCAATTTCTTATATTTTTTTCTACTTTTTTCAACGAACCTACAACAGTATCTTGCCACTCATTACTGTTTTTAAATTCACCTAGTATTTCATCACACAAATTTAAACTTAATGCATTTTTTACTATATAAATATAATCTTCTATTTTGTTATATTGCATATTTACTTCTATGTATCTTTTCTAAACTTATCAAAATAACACACCCAATTTTCACCGCGACCACGGACGTAGTGTAAAAACACTTGCCCATATTCCTGACCTTGAAATGCATCGCGCCAATGCTCTGAAATCATACCTAAATAAATAACAGCTTGACCTGATTTTAAATTACATGAAACTTGTTCTCCATCAGGCTTAATAAACCATATAGGCCACTCTGTTCCATCACTATCTAAATGTAGTGTTACACTTACTTCACAAGCATGTCTATCTGTGTGTTTGGTTAAAACTTCTTGGTTTGCGTAAATACGAGCATAGCTATAAGTAGGAAACATAGGCTCTTCTAAAACTTCAGACATAAAAGGTATCTTGTCTATAAGAAGTTCTACAAACCACCTAAAGTCATACATAGATAAAGACTTAGGACATTGCGGATCATGACTAAATGCCTGAGGATTTTTAGCGGCCTCGTCTTTAAAATAACTATATAGCTCTTTTGCTTTTTCTTCAGTTATAAAATTGTCAATAACTAAATAATTATTGTCTAGTAGCTGTTGCTTTAAACTCACTTTTTATACAGTAGTCCAAACTTCTTGTGGTAACGTTGGCCATGTAATATCACCCGCTACAGGATTAATTGCATATTGTCTAACGGCGTTTCTGTAAGTTACAAAATCATTTACGTTAGATAAGTATGGATTGCTTTTTGTAGGATCACTTACATCAGGTATTGTTGTCCAATCTGTTTTTTGTAATAAATTAATAGCAATTTGTTTATTATCATCTGCTGTTGGCGGGCTAGGAGGAACAGGGGTATTAGCTACAGTCCATACAGATAGACAATAATTAACCCAACTTGGTAGTTCTGTAATATCTTCGTTTTGTTGATCCCAAAACTCTAACCAACCAAAAGTTTCTTTCCATTGCAAAACTCTTACATTTGACGGAATTGAGCAAGAAGATAAATTTAAGTTTATATATCCCACCCCATCTTTTGTTACATTGCCATCTACAGGTATAATTGTTAATTTCATTTCTTACTCCTCAATTAATTTTGGTTGATTGCTATCTATAGAAGGATAAGCAATTTTTGCGGTTTTTAATAATAATTGTTGGCTGTTTTCGTTAGCTTTAACCATTTCGTTTCGGAATGATTCAACAGCCGCTCCTGTTTGTCTTTGTTGTCCTGAATTTTCAATTAGTAACATTGGCATCCAAGCGATTGCACATTGATACTCATCCACCTGATTACCTGTATTCATGTCAGTCCCTTGCACTCTAGTAAACCATGCGCATTGCAATCCAATACAGTCTTTTTTTATTAGCGGGCAATACGTTCCATTTTTTAATTGCATTTATAATTTTCCATCACTTGTTCGACAGACATATCTTTTATTTTAAACATAAGAGTTTTTCTTAACCCTTTAAATGATTTAGAAATTGTTCTTACTGCATGTGTTATATTCGCATCAAATATAACCATTCGATTATATTTTGGTAATACTGACTTAATTATATCATGTTGATAAAATATATTATTAGAAGGATCTGTTACAAAATCTTTATCAAAAAAAGAAGTTTCTCCTCCCCAATGAGAATTCCATTGATCTGTTAAATATATAATAACAGTTGTCCAACAATTTGCCTTGCTCCAATCTACATGTGGGTAGGCTTCTATACCATAAGTAATTCCATTTAAATAACAAGCGTATAACTTTTCTTTAGGAATTTTAAATTTATTGCTAAATTCTTCCCATAGTAGCTCAATTTCTCTTAACTCAAAAAAGTTGTCATAATGTATTTGAGAAAAAGTACCATACACTTGTATAGTCCAATATACATCATCAACTAAATCATATCTTCCAAAAGTCCACTTATAATCATTTGATTTTTGTATTACATTATTTAAATTTTCTGTATTATAAAAATTATCTATAACATAAATACTCATTAATTTTTAATCCTTGGAGGCTATGATAAAGTCGTAATATTTTACAGCTAAGTTAATTGCATTACCTGAAAACGTACCCGAACCTGAGCTGAATGAGAATGGGTGAGTATGGTCACCGCCACCGCCTGTTGCACCTATAAGTGGATTACCAGGGTTCATGACTTGTTGAGTGGACGAGCTATTATTTGGATCTCTGCCTAAATTAAGAGGTTGGCCAGGGCTAACGGTGTTAGTGCTTATAATATGATTATGACTTGGTATCTGTGGCGTTGTAAGTGTTGTTGAACCCGCACTACCTGACACAGAGCTAATAGTTACAGAACCTGTTGGTGTTTGTGAGGCAAATGCTGTTGTAAAGTCTACAGAACCACCGTTCACTACTGAGCCTGTTACGATACGCATAGAGCTATTATTAAGCCCTGCTGTTGTGTCTTTTGTCCAACCTGTTGGCGCCGCTGTTTGTTGGAATGACAATCTAGTACCTGCAGGGAATGCTGAAGTAGCTATAGTTTGGAATGTTGGTAAAGCACTTGCACCGTTAGATGTTAATACTTGACCTGATGTACCTACTGAAGCAATTGACTGCTCTGCTCCACCTGTCGTTGTGCCTCCACAAATAACTGCATAAGCGGTGTTAGTTGTTCTTCCTGTTCCGCCGTTAGCTACGCCAAGAGTTCCTGTAATACCTGTAGTGAGTGGCAATCCTGTACAGTTTGTTAGTGTGCCTGTAGAAGGTGTGCCTAATGCACCGCCTGGTAAAACAAAGTCAGTACCCGCAACAGCCGCGCTGATTGCAGTACCGTTACCTTTTAACATGCCTGTAATTGATGTAGTAAGCGTTAGAGCAGGAGTAGCTCCACCACTTGATGTACCTGCAAATCCGTTAGCAGAGGCTACTGAAACTGCTGTCACAGTACCTGTTACGTTTTTATCCGCGATGACTGTAATAGCGTTAGTGCTATCTTTGAAGTATAACTTTCCGTCTGCAATATTAATTGCAAGTTCGCCCGAAGCAAGGTTGGCACTTGATGGTGCTTGGCTTGGTGTCGTGCTGTAATAAAGCTGTATTGGGGTGAATCCTGTTTGTGCCATTTTAGAAAGTTCCTCCTGAGACGCCGCCTGTGCATGTTAGCACACCTGAAGACGGATTAAAAGTTAATTTGGTTGATG